TATGTTTTTTGGAAATATGAGCCCAGATGAGGATGAGGATGAAGAATATGATGATGAGGATGTCAAGAAGAAGAAAAGGAAGGTAGATGAAGACGAGGACATAGATGATGATATGGAAGACGAAGAAGATGAAGATGACGAGGAAGATGAAGACATAGACGAGGATGAAGACATAGACGAGGATGACGAGGAAGAAGATGACAAAAAGAAAGCTAAACCTTCACCTAAAAGACGGACTACTGAGCAAAAGTCTAAAGGGAAAAATAGTTGCCCCTATGGACATGAATTTGGAGTAGACAATAACGGCTATGACGATTGCGTTGATTGCGAAGTTTGGGAAAAATGTCTGGAGGCATCAGAGAGCGAATAAACGGAGGTTGATACGATGAAAAGGACAAAGTTGAGCGAACAGGTTGAGGAAAAATTGGCGAAAGAACCCGAAGAAAAATCTCAATATGACGGGAAAGACATTACGGTCTCTACAGGTTCGACCTTGCTAGACCTTGCTATCAGCGGGGGCAGATTCCGAGAGGGTGGAATCCCTCTCGGAATTCTGGTCGAGATATTCGGGCCTTCTGGAGCTGGGAAAACCGTTTTGTTGAGTCAGATAGCCGCCAATGTTCAGCGTATGGGCGGAAAGGTAATGTTCCATGACCCGGAGGCTAGGTTGAATAAACAATTTGCAAGAATATTCGGTTTAGACACTGGGGAAATCGAATATACCATTCCTAATACCATCCCTGAAGTATTCCAAAATGTTAGAGATTGGGTTTCCCAGGAAGAAGCGGACAAAGGAACTATTTATGGGGTATTCGCTGATTCCCTTGCGGCTTTATCTACCGATATGGAGATGGGAGAAGGCGATAAAATGGGGATGAGACGAGCTAAGGAATTTTCTGAGGAGTTACGGAAAACCTGTCGTATAATTACCCAACGAAACGTTCTTATGGTTTGTTCCAATCAGATTAGGCAAAACCTTGACGCCGGACCTTACGGGATGAAATACAAAAGTCCCGGCGGCGAAGCTATTGGGTTTTATTCCAGCTTGAGATTGCGTTTTGGACGGCCACAAAAGATAAAGGAAAAGAAGAAAATCCGAAGCAAGGAGCACGAAAGAGTGGTAGGTGTCCATACTGAAATAGAGGTATTCAAATCATCAGTATGGAAACCCTACCGGTCCGCTGAGGTGTATATTCTGTTCGATTACGGAATCGATGACATCAGAGCCAACTTGAGATTCTTGAAACAAAACACGGGAAGCACTGTTTACTCCATTAAGGACCTGAAGCTGGATAGGTCGTTGGAGCGTTCAATTCAGATAGTTGAAGAGGAAAACCTTGAACAGGAGTTGAGAAATGCTGTCATTGAACTTTGGAATGAGATTGAGGAAGGATTCCAGGAAAAGAGAAAGCCGAAGGTCTTTTGGTAAACAAGCGTACAGGAGAGGAAGAAAACAGATGGAAAGCCGAAAGTCTTTTGGTAAACAAGCGCACAGGAGAGGAAGAAAACAGATGAAGATGAAGATATTGGTACGCTACATCATGTTATTCCTCTTGATGTACCTTCTCATTGTAATACCTTTCATCCAATTTGTTCACCTAAGGCAGAGTGTTCGGGAAATTTCCCTCACTCTACAAAAACTGCAGGAAGAAATTGAGAAGATAGAAGTGAAGTTAAAAGACATTGAAACACGCCTAAATAAGATAGAGGACGAACTGAACAAGTGGTCAGTATACGAGGCTACTGCGTACGCCCCGCTAGACCCGAATGCGAAGGAAGGAATGTGTTATGAAGGAGACCCTAGAATTACCGCATCGGGCGCTCCTGTAGTTCCGGGAGTAACAGTTGCTGCGGGAAAAGAATTGCCATTTGGGACAGAATTGTACATAAGAGGAATTGGGAAAAGAATTGTCCAAGACAGGGGAGGAGCCATAGGCAGAGGACGTATTGATATAGCAGTAGAGACTCAAGCTGAAGCGTTTCAGTTTGGGAGAAGACACGTGCTAGTAAAGATATTAAATTGACGGGAATGAGGAAATTATGAAGAAGAAAAGGAAAATCAAAATTTCATCTGCAAAGGCGAAAGGAAGAAAGTTACAGCAGTGGGTTTGTGAAAAGATTTCCCAAATCCTCGGAATCCCTTGGGGAAAAGACGAAATGATAGCCCCCCGAGAAATGGGTCAATCTGGGACGGATGTAAGACTGGTGGGAGAAGCGAAAAAACGCTTTCCCTTCTCCATAGAGTGTAAATGGCAGGAAAGCTGGTCACTTCCTAGTTGGATTAAGCAAGCAAAGGAGAATCAGGAGGAAGGAACGGATTGGTTGTTGATTTGCAAGAAAAGCAGAATGGAGCCTGTGGTGATTATGGATGCGGAGCGGTTTTTTGAAATCGTTCAGCCTTATATACGGGAAAAAGGTATTGAATTGGAATTCGAGAAGGAGGAAAAGCAAGATGGTCAAGAAGTATAGAAAAAAGCCGATTGTAGTTGAGGCAATACAATATGATGGGAAAAATTCAGCCGATATTTTTGAGTTTTGTGGACGGCCTTATGACAGATATGTTAGAGAGCCAGTTGGGAATAATTATCTGGAAATTATCACGCTTGAAGGGGTTATGAAAGCACTACCTGGCGATTACATCATCAAAGGCGTAAAAGGTGAATTTTACCCCTGCAAGCCAGACATATTTGAACAGACATATGAACCTGTTGAAGAGCGAGGGGATGGAAGTGTTAGCTAAGTGCCGAGTATGCGGAAGAACGTTGAAAGACCCTATTTCAATTAAGATAGGTGTCGGCCCGGTTTGTCTGGGTAAGAAAAGAGTTACAGTCAAAAGGATAAACAATAAAATAGACGAGGAAAACGCCGGAATTTTGCCTCCTCAATTTCACGGTTTCGTAATTCCTGAAGACCTTGAAAAGGTCAATCCGGCTAAGGTCTATACAGCAGTCCGGGAAGAAAATGAAAACACGATAACGGTCTCTGATGATAAAGGAACTCGTCCGCTCAAGCATATTGTCTACCATAGTCCCACCGGAATGGAATGGGGGTACGAAGGAAGCGGGTCTGCGGATTTAGCAAGAAGTATTTTAGCAGATTTCGCTGGGATTAAAGTTGCTGATACCTTTTATCAAGACTTCAAATGGGATTTTATCGCAAAACAACCAGAAAAGGGATTTCAGATTTCGGGACAAGAAATTCTGAATTGGTTAAAAAGGAAGATTGAAACATGATTATAAAGGTAGAAATTGAAAACTTCCAGTCCCATAAAAATACAGTGCTTGAATTTGTCCCCGGTACAAACGTGGTTATCGGAGAATCGGACGCTGGAAAATCTGCTATATTTAGAGCAATTAACTGGGCGATAACTAACCGACCGTTGGGAGATGGTTTCCGTTCAGATTGGGGAGGGGACACAAGGGTTGCGATATATACCGCTGAAGGGGACGTGATTGAACGGATTAAAACGGCGACGCGAAATGTGTATATAATCAACGGGAAGCCTCTTACAGCTTTTGGTTCAGATGTTCCAGAACAAGTAAGCGAAATCTTACGGATGGACGAGGCGAATATTCAAAGTCAGATGGATGTTCCCTTCCTACTCGCCGTTTCTCCGGGAGAAGCCGCAAGGTTGTTGAATAAAGCTGCTTCAATTGACGATATAGATTATACCATATCAAACCTACGCAGCGAATACCAGAAGATTTCCAACAACATAAAATTCAACGAAGGAAAGTTGAAGGACTATGAAGAAAAAATCAAGGAATACGATAACATACCTATACTTGAGGAAAAACTAGAACAACTTGAAGAGGTGGAAAAAGAACTCGAAAGACGCCAACAAAAACTGGAAAAATTGACAGAGTTAGTTGCTGGGGTAAAGAGAATACAGATTGAGCTGGAAAAGACAAAAAACATCCAACAAATAGCGCAGAAATTTGAACAAATTTTGAGCAGATATAAAGAGTACGAGGAACAGAAGAAATGGTTGGACAAGCTAGAGCAAGTTGCTCATAAGGTCCAGATTCGGAAAGAATACTTAAAATCAACGCAATACGTAGATGATTGCTTCACGTTGCTTCAGAAAACCTATGATGAATATCAAAAATATCAGACAAAACAACAGACTTTCGCCAAGTTAAAACGCCTAATAGGAAGTGTTATAGTCTTGAACCAATCCATTCAGAGGATTGAACAAGAAATATCCTTGTTGGAGAAAGAGTTCAAAAGACTTTGTCCTGAGGAATGTCCCTTGTGCGGAGCAAGAATTGGGAAATAGACCTTGGATGGGGGGAGCTATTATGGAAAAAAATCAAGATAAACCAAATGGCTACTACTTATATCAAGACGACCTACTGTCAGGTTATGAAGGGCTCGTTGTCGCAATGTTGAAATTAATGATGAGAGACTTGACTATACCCGACAGTGAAATTGAAGTAAGCGCCCATGACAGTAGAGAGGTAATGGAGCAAAAAAAGAAAAAGAAATTCTACAAACGTAGCGCATATAGGTTTGTTAGGTCTGAGCGGTTTGAGGACTTGTGTTGGAGCATGGGAGTAAATCCTGATCCAATTCGGCGGTATGCAATTGAGTGCTATAACGAGTCTAAAAAGAAATAAAAAACAAAGGAGAAATGGAAATGAAAAGGACAAGGAAGCCTAGAGTTGCTGACGCAATCCTAATATCCGATTTACATGTGACCGATAAAACGCCTGTTGCTAGGACAGACAACTACATAGAGGCTCAAAGACGGAAATTAGAATTCTTGAAAAAATTATCGAAGGAGAACAATAATTGTCCAATCCTATGCGCTGGAGACGTATTTGACTATTGGAAAGCTAGTCCATGGCTATGTTCATTCGCTTATAAATACTTGCCTAAGCCGTTCATTTGTATACCCGGACAGCATGACCTACCTGGTCACTCATTGGACGAATACCCAAAGTCTGCATTAGGTTTACTGGATTCAGTTGGGAAAGTACAAGTTATTAAGGATTGGAGAAAACCTATCATTGAGAACAATTTATTCATTGTCGGGGTTCCTTATGGAAAACTAGATGAGTTTGACCCGAAAGAAATTACTTTCCCCAAAGGGAAACGTAAAATCCTTCTATTGCATACACTTATATGGTCGGATAAGAGACCGACTTGGAGTAAAGGTGATTATACGGTTAATGAAATATTAGAATGCTATGGGAAATATTTTGACTTGATACTCACAGGAGATAATCATCAAAGATTTGTTGTTTTCAGGAACGGGAGTATACTAACCAATCCGGGAAGCGTAATGAGGATAACAGCCGACCAAGCTGATTTCCAACCACGATGTTTTCTTTACTACGCAACTGACAATACTGTAAGGGATGTAGATTTTCCGATTGAGAAAAATGTTGTTACTCGGGAACACCTCGAAGAAAAGGCTCAAAAAGACGAAAGGATACAAGCATATATCGAGCGGATGAATAAGGACTTTGAGATGGGGTTATCCTTTAGACGGAATCTTGAAATATTCTTTGAGGAGAATAATGTCCCACGGAAAGTGAGGGAAATCATATGGAACGCAATGGAGCGGACAAGCTAGGTAGGAAATTATTAAAGATAAAGGAGGAATTGGAGGAGAAGAAAGCGAAAAGGCTAGAGATACAAGGCGAACTAAAAAGCCTTATGAATCAGTTGAAGGAATTGGGGGTGAATAGTCTTGAGGAGGCAGAAGAAATGACGCATCAGATGGAGAAAGAGTTGGAGGAAATAAGGGAATCTATCGAAGAACAAATTGAACAAATCGAGGGCCTGATGGAAGGAGGTGAGGAGGATGATTGATTGTGAATATTATGTTCCTGCGTGGGAAGGAAGCAAAACATCAAACCCTCAACCAGATTTTTGCCTGAAATACAAAGTATCTTTAAACGGAAATTGTATCAAGAATTGTGAAATTCAGACCAATTCTTTAAGAAGGAATGAGATTTATGAATTCAAAAATTAAGCAATTGCGAAACAAGTTGGAATACCTAAAAGGACAACGTGACCAACTTCAGAAAACCATAGATGACCTGAAGGATAAAATCAAAGAAGATAAACGGAAGCTTATAAGATACGAGCGAGCACTTGAGATAGTGAAGCAAGTTGGATTACTTACACAAAAACAGTTGGAATATCATTTGGCTGAGCAAGTAAGCCTAGCGATGGAAGCGGTGTTTGACAATCCTTATCGGCTGAAAGTAAACTTTCAAGAAAAGCGTGGAAGAACTGAAGCTGAAATACTGTTCGTGAAAGGAGACCTAGAATTCCCGCCGTTAGGTAATGCGGGCGGTGGGACCATAGATGTTGCATCATTAGCTTTACGAATAGCTTACTGGTCAATGAGACGTGACAAGAAAATCCGACCTTTACTGTTATTAGATGAGCCATTTTCACAGCTCAAAGGAGAAGTTGCAAACCGCCGAGCTTTATCAATCATTCAAGAAATTAGCCACAAACTGGGATTGCAAATCATAATGATAAGTGATGAGCGAGTTTCCCGGGAGGATATAATCGCTAATGCAGACTGGGTGTTTCATGTGGCCCAGGATAAGAAAGGTGTTAGCCATGTAAAAGTTTTATAAAAGTTTTTAAAAAAAATTAAAGATTTTCCTCTGAAAATGTTGTTGCTGTATAATGGAATAGACAGTTTGGTCACATATAGGCTTACAATGTCGCAGATGAAAGAGTTGAGATTTGAGTTGTAAAAATAATTTTGCTGCAAATTGTATAATAAGGACGAGAGAGGAAAACAGAGCTATAATAACCTACCGGCTTTGATGAGGCAGGCTAAAAAATCAGATGAAAATAAGGAGGAAATAAAAAATGGAAGAAAATATTTACCAAAAGAAAGGGTATAAGAACAGG